TTGCAACGCATCCAGCACGAACGCTGTGTACTCGTTGGCGCAGTCCTCCATCTGCTCGTTGTAAAATCCCAAGGTGGGAGTCGGGTCCTGTGCCGGCAGCCCCAGAGCGAGTCTGACCTTGTATTCGCACAGGGCATGCGCCTCGGTGCCCTCTTCGGCAAAGAGGCTCGGAGCCTCGGCGATGTGTTCACAAAGTCGTGCGGACGGCGGGCAGGACGTCCAGCGCGCTGCCGACGATGGTGAAAGCAGGGCATGCTTAGCCATTACCAAGCCTCCTGATATCGCGCAGGAACGATGGGTAGTACTCTTCCTTCAGGTCATCGAGGCATGTCGCCCCGTGGTGTGCGAACACCGCTGTGAAGGCATATTCCAGCCCCTTCCACTTCTTTTCGGTCATAGCCTGCTCGATATCGGCCATCGTCGCTCCTAGGCACAGTGCCTCATCCAGCAGGTCGCGATAATGGGACGGGTCGATCTCAGAAAGCTTGGGGGCTCCATATTTCTCCAACAGTGCTCTGATGTGCTCGGTATGCCCATCGCGGGACTTGTCAGCCAGCACCTCCCGGACCTCTAGCAGCGTCAAAGGTTTTGGCATTGGCTTTGATGTAGGCTCTGCTGGTGTTTTCTGTTCCCATTTCGCTTTCAATGCCGCGATGGCATCAGTAGCGGTATTCAGGATAGTCATGACCTCTGCGATGCAGGCCTTCGTCTCTTCGCTCATGGGTTTCCTCCTGTCGTGTATGCATCCGATCCTTGGCCGAAGCGATCATCAGTCGCTTAGCCAACCGTTTCGCCACCGCACTGATGGTCATCAGCACCTCAGCGATATCCTCGTCGGTCTCATGTTCACTCCGACGCCTATTCTTTCGTTCATCCATTTGGATCTATCTCCTTCGAGAGGTTTTTCTCTTCTTCGCCCCTCGCCACCTTCCGTATGCGACAAGGATGTTGACCGACAGAAAGTGAAAGATTTTTCAGTCATGCTATTTCGTGCCTTCCTCCTCTGGGTTGGAGCATGATTGAAGAGAAACGTGACGCCAAATGGTCACTTTCATACGGACTTTTCTATTTGTTGACAGCAGGAGGTCGGTACCTTTATGCTTACAGCCATAAATAAGAATTCGATTTATTAAGATTCTTGGGAGTGGATGGGATGAAAAAGTGTCTCTTGTCATGCATGATTCTATTGATAGGCGTATCGATGTTCTCAGCAACCGCTCAAGAGATCGAGCATCCTGGCATCAAGGTTAGCATCACGGAGTTCGGCTATCCTCTGATACCAAACGCATCGCAGTTCGATATACAGATTCCCATGCGGAGGGGATTTTGGTCGGACAAAACCCCTGAGCTGAAATTCGATGTGTGGTATCGTGCGATATCACCATATTTTCTACCCGATATATTCTTTGAAGTGGGTATCGTTCCCTCGATCAACCTACTGAAAGAAGGAAAATCAAAGCTTTTCATAGGTTTTGGGACAGCATACTCTCAGACGAGCGAGCACATCTCAGTGCCTGCGATAATTCCAATCGAATATCGCTATGCCCCTTTTGACTTCATGGATTTTAACCTTTCGCTGCAAAACATGATCTACGGGGAAGGCTTGTTGTCGGAATTGATCCTGTCTACAACATTTCACCCTGTATCTGATACCATTTCTATCGAGGTGGGAGGGTCTGCTAATGTGGCCTTCAGTTGGGAAGAACAATATGTTCAGTACTCCTACGGGATATTGCTTGGATTGGGTTACCGGTTTTAAGGGAGAGAGAAATGATTTTGAAATATCTGTTGATCTTTGTGATGGTCCTTACGTTCGCTTCGTGCGGTCCAGTTCCCCTGGAACGAATGGGACTGGTTAACCTCTCGGTCTCAGCAGAACAGAGAAGCGCAAGGTCCTTCAGTACCAATGATCGCTCGATTAGAGCCACAGCCATAACCGATGATCAATATTACAAGGAAGAGCGGAAGGTAGCGAATCGGGGGTCTCGACTTTACCAACTAACCCCCGAATCCTTTATTTTGGATATCGACAATATTGTTGTCTACAAAAAAAATGGATCTGAAGACTATTTGATCCATGAATTAATGCAACCAACAACAAATCCATATGGTGCAATTATTCCCCAGCACTACGACTTGGTACATGCGAAGGGTATAACTAGAGATGCATTGGTGCAGAACTCAATATACAATGGTCTTTCTATATCCTTTTTACCAGGAGGTAGGTTTGGATCGAACGGTTTGTTAAGTTCGACTACGAACGATGGATTCTATGTACTATCAAGTGCGGGAATAGAACTCCCTACAGAGTATGATGACGTGACTCTAGACGGTGAATTCCAAGGTATTGAGGGTTTACATTCTGGTCTGCGGTATTTTAGTTTCAAGAGTCTGCAGCCTATCGAAATTAATAATGGGAACTTCAAGTTTCTGACCATTGGTTCTGATATTACGGAGAACTGGGTCCAAAATCCGAATGGAGAATTTGGGGAATGGGTCAGTCCGTTGATTAGTACAACTGGTAATTCTGTTGCTCTTTTTCTAGCATCCGACTCCAGTATTGATGTGAGTGCTTACAAAAATCCAGAACTGTTGCTAAATTGGGATATGCAAGATCTTGTCGAGATATGGGACAACGGTACACCTTCTGATCTGAGAGACGATATTGTGACATTTAAGCTAAGTGACCCATTTCCTGTCTCTCTGGTTATTAGGGAAAAGTCCATTAAGAAGGGGACTTCATCCGATATCACAGCCCCTTCGAATGTCAATATCGCAGCAATAGCCGGACAGAATACGATGAACACCCTACAATGGATCAACCCGCAGGATGAAGATTTCAAGGAAGTGAGGATCATCAGGAAAGCCGGAGGAGCTCCATCCGACCCTACAGATGGCGAAGAGGTCTACCGAGGTCATATTCCAAACTACGTGGATGTGAGCGGCATCTCCGGGACCCATTATTATTATCTGATACAGACAGTCGATTACAGTGGGAATTACTCATCAGGTGTGGTCCTTGACCAAGTGCAGCCATAATCTGGTAGGTTCTAGATATGGTGTTGCGCGTTCTATCAAGATAATTTAGGCCACTCAAAATATTTTGTGAAGTGCCCGCCTCAGATTATTTCTGAACTACTTCTCCTAATAAATTCAAAAATCGAGACCCTTCCTCCATCTTCTCGGGTACCCTACCCGAGTTCTTACGTGCCCATATTCCTTCCCAGATGTAAACGTAAGGATCTCCACGTAAGAGAGCCAGTTCGTGAGCAATCTCCCGCCGATTGAGTGCATTCGTCATAAAGTTTGTGGGCAAATCCATTGGTTAACGCATGAAGCTTGCTGCTCCACTCAAGCGGTACTCTGCACAGCTACGCACGAACAAGCATCCCCTTATCTACAGAAAATCCACCTTGCTAAGGATCCTTAAAATTCTTTGGGAATTTATCGGTCAAACCGTGCGTGGCATCTGGAAGGGTATGTGGGGAGATACAACCTCGCATAACCAAGTGAAGGAGGATTCACGTGAATCACCAACGATTGAACAACGAAGGGTATCCAGACCCGACCCCCTATGAGGCATTCAAGGCGATGGAACAGGAGGAGCGAAGTACCAAGCGCGCCTTCCGGCCCATCGTCTATATCTGTTCGCCCTATGCAGGGGATATCGAGGCGAATGTGGAGCGTGCACGACTGTACAGCCGCCATGCGGTGGACTCTGGCTATATCCCGCTGACGGTACATCTGCTGTATCCGCAGTTCATGTACGACGACGATCCGACCGAACGAGGGCTCGCACTACGTTTTTGCAACATCCTGATGAGCAAATGTAGTGAAGTGTGGGTGTTCGCTGGCCACGGGGTATCCAGCGGAATGGCAAGTGAGATTGCCTACGCCAAGCGTAAAGGGTACCTCTTGCGCTACTTCGACGCGGAGTGTCGGGAGGTGGTGGGATGAGGAAAAAATTGGCACAAGAGGCTACCGCGACCCCGGGGGGTACGGATTTTTGGTAATAGAAGGAGGAAAAAAACTATGGAATTGAATACCGATACATATGTGGAACAACCAGGAAATATCAGCATGGATGCGCTGATCCGCATTGCCTACTGCAACGAAAAGCCGACCGTCAGTGGGAGAGAGCTGCATAAAGCCTTGCAAGTGGCCACCCGGTACAACGACTGGTTCGCTCGCATCCGCCTCCTGGGGTTTGTCGAGGGAAAGGATTTCTACGCCAACTCGTGCAACAACACCGGAGGGCGTCCGAGTATCGACCATGAGATCACCATCGCGATGGCCAAGGAGCTGTGCATGCTCCAGCGCTCGGCGGCCGGTCGCAAGTTTCGCCGCTACTTCCTTGAATGCGAGCAGAACTGGGAATCACCTGATCAGCTCATACAGCGTGCTCTCGCCATTGCTAAAGCGCGAAATGCCGAAGCAAATCGGCGCAACATGGCAGAACATGAACTGCCCCGAGGTCTGACTGCATTCCTCGAAAGCAGCGACCCGTATGACAGTTTCGATCACACAGGTGAAGACTTCCTTAAGGAGATTTTATGAGAGATTTGAATATCGCCTATGGCAACAGCTGCCATGCGAAGACATGGAGCAACAAGACCACCACCTTCGACGCCCTGTGCGATCGCCTGTCGACCACCATCCGCACGACCGAATCCGTACAGGAGTATCCCAAGCTCCCCAAGGCACAACGAGACCATCTGAAAGACAAGGGAGGATTCGTCGCAGGTCAACTAAAGGACAATCGGCGACGGCGGGTTAACGTCGTAAGCCGATCGATGCTGGCCTTCGATGCGGACCGTGCACGTGTGGATTTCGTGGCATCGTTCAAGACACAGTGTTCATACACCGCCTGCCTCTATACTACCCACAGCCACACCCCTGAGAATCCACGGGTACGCATCCTCGTCCCGCTCACCAGGGATGTGAGTTCCGATGAATACGTGGCGATCACCAGGCACCTGGCTGCAAAGTGGGGTATCGACCAATTCGATGAATGCTCCTATCGCCCCCACCAGCTGATGTATTGGCCGACCACACCCTCCAACGGAGAATACGTGTTCGATCGCATCGACGGCCCGTGGCTGGATCCCGATGTGTTCCTCGCATCCCATCCCGATTGGAAGGACTGTTCTCTCCTGCCCACCTCGTCCCGCGAAAGCACAGTGCATACACCATCGGGCAAGATGCAGGAGGATCCGCTTGCGAAGGAAGGTCTCGTGGGAGCTTTCTGTCGCGCCTATTTTCCGATCCAGGATGTCATCGATGCGTTCCTGTCTCATATCTATGAACCCACGGTCGCGCCGGATAGATACAGTTACATCCCCGCCGACAGCACCTCGGGGCTGGCGATCTATGAAGGCAAGTTCGCCCAATCCTTCCATGCCAGCGATCCCGCTTGTGGGCGGAGGCTCAACGCCTTCGACCTCGTGAGGATCCACCATTTTGGTGATGACGATGCAAAGAAGTCCTTCAAGGCGATGGCAGATCTGGCCAGCAAGGATGAGCGCGTGAAGCAGTTGATCACCCACGAGCGCCGTGCCGAGGCGAATGTTGATTTTGCATCTGATGGCAACTGGGAGAAACAACTGCGTTACATGCCACGAAGCAGTCTGTTGGAGAACAGTGTATGGAATTTGAACCTGATCCTCGACAATGATCCCGATTTCGCAGGGTTCGCGTTCAACGACCTAGCAGGACGCATCCAAGTCACATCCAAGCTGCCTTGGAATAGGCCGGTGGGAAACAGCTTCTGGCGCGATGCCGATACGGCACAGCTGAAATCCCTCATCGACTCTCGCTACCTCGCATTCTCAAGCCGCAACCACGACGTGGCATTCACGAAGATCGCGGACGATCGCCATTTCCACCCCATCCGCGATTATCTCAACGGCCTCCCACAGTGGGATGGCGTCAAGCGGGTCGAGGAGCTGTTCATCCGTTACCTAAAAACCGACGATACTCCCTATGTCAGGGCCGTGACCCGAAAGACCTTTGCCGCAGCAGTAGCCCGTATCTATTATCCGGGAACCAAGTTTGACAACGTGCTGGTGCTCGATGGCGAGCAAGGTATCGGCAAGAGTACGATCGTCAAGGACCTGGTGGGCAGTGACTACTACTCTGAAACCCTCTCGTTAGCTGATATGGAGTCAAAGGCAGGGGCTGAGAAGCTGCAAGGAGTGTGGATCGCAGAGATCGGGGAGCTGGCCGGCATGAAGAAAGCCGACATCGAACGCGTCAAGGCGTTCTTCTCCACCTCCGACGACCAATACCGCCCCAGCTATGGCAAGACGGTCGAAAGCCACCCTCGCCAGTGCGTGATCATCGCGACGGTCAACGGCGAGCATGGGTATCTGCGCGATATCACCGGCAACCGGCGGTATTGGGTCATCAAGTCGCACCTGGAACGTCATCGGATGGTATGGCAACCCGCTGAAGCATACCGAACCCAGTTCTGGGCGGAAGCCAAGGCCATCTGGGAAAGCGGAGAAAAGCTATATCTCGAAGGAGATTTTCTTGATGAGGCTGAGGCCGTGCAGCTAGGAGCTATGGAAAACGATGACCGTGAAGGTCTTGTAAGGATATTCCTTGATACGTTGCTTCCCGAGAATTGGGATACGATGGATATGTATGAACGACGCGCATTCCTCTCCGAAAGGAACACTGGCATGACGGCAAAGGGTACTGTCAGAAGAAATGCGGTCTGCAATATGGAAATCTGGTGCGAATGCCTGAACAAGGATCCAGCCCTCCTATCAAAGAACGAATCGTATCTGCTCACTGCCATCATGCAACGCATCGAGGGTTGGGACAGGGCTCCCCGAGCCCACTTCCCCATTTACGGGCGTCAGAGAGGCTACACACGGGACAGGTGTGACTCCGGGACAGCTTGTGATGGAAGCTGTCCACACACTGTCCAGTGACGCAATTCGATTACAGAACATGAATAACAGGTGCTTCGGGACAGATGGACAGCAACAACTCAATAAGAGTATGCAGCTGCTAGGAGAGGGAGGAATGATACATGCACACCCATACACACGCGTATACATATATAGGACCTACTGTCCAATCTGTCCACCTGTCCAGCGTTGGAGGAGAAATGCTTGAGCAAGAGAATGAAATGCGAGGACTAAATTTGACAGAAGGGAAGTCGAAAACAGCACCACACAATTATTTCTTGCCGAAACCGTTCCCGCAGATCTTCACCGCAATACTGAAGTATGGATGTGCCACGCTCGATGAGAGCATGGCAGCTTTAGAGAACTCGCCCTACCTAGCAAAATGTCGCAGGACGCTTTGGGAACTCGGGGCACCGTTGACCGGTTGGCGTTGCGTCAGGGTCAGTGATCACGAGTCGGACGACTTCACCTGCGAGCTCTGTGGGTGTACGAGAGTGCGGTATGTGCATGTGATGGAGCATCCATGGTTCCCCCAGACGTTGAGCACGGGATGCATCTGCGCGGGCATCATGGAGGAGGACACCCTTGGTGCTAAAGAACGTGAGCGCGAGGTTCGCAGAAGGAGTCAGCGCAAGTCGAACTACCTGAAGAAGGAGTGGGTTGAAGCGTCTGAAAAGCGTTGGGTGTTGCGCTATAAGCACCGCAAATTGGTAATCGACACCGACAGTTTTCGCGGACGTGAGTACTACCGCCTCGAGATCGACGGTGAGGGGTACCACTGGAAGGACAACAGGCGTATGACGTCCTTTCTAGTAGCCCAACACTTCGCGTTTGACATCATGGATGGGGAATATGCGTGAACAAGAGATCGAACAGCAGCTGGTGAGAGCTGTGAAGAAGATGGGAGGCCGGGCGGTGAAATTCATGAGCCCCGGTTTTGATGGGATGCCCGACCGCCTGGTGCTGCTACCTGGTGGCAAATGCGGCTTCGTGGAGGTGAAGGCTCCGGGAAAAAAGCCGAGAGCACTCCAACTGGTAAGGCATGAAATGCTCAAGGCATGGGGCTTCAAAGTATACGTGGCGGATGCAAAAGGGCAGATAGAGGAGATCATCAATGACATATGCAGCGCATGACTACCAACAGTATGCGAGTACCTTCATAGAGACACACCCCGCATCGGCAATTCTACTTTCCTGCGGATTAGGGAAAACGATCATCACCCTAACGGCGGTGCACAACCTGCTCTTCGATTCCTTCGAGGTACATAAGGTCCTGGTCATCGCCCCTCTGAGGGTTGCGAGGGATACGTGGCCGGCGGAGATCACCAAGTGGGACCACCTTCAGCTACTGAGGGCATCGGTGGCGGTAGGAAGCACGGTTGAGCGTTTTGAGGCGTTGAGGACAAAGGCCGACCTGTACATCATCAACCGCGAGAACGTGCAATGGCTCATCGAGGAAAGCACCCTGCCCTTCGACTTTGACATGGTGGTGGTGGATGAGCTCTCATCGTTCAAGAACCACCGCTCCAAGCGCTTCAGGGCGTTGATGAAACGCCGTCCCGGGATCCGCCGCATCGTGGGGCTCACCGGCACCCCAGCCAGCAACGGCCTGATCGACCTCTGGGCACAGTTCAAGCTGTTGGACAAGGGCGTGCGATTGGGCAGGTTCATAACGTCCTACCGTGATGCGTACTTCACACCCGACAAGCGCAATGGACAGATCGTGTTCAGCTACAAGCCTGTCCCCGGTGCCGAGGAGAGAATCTATAAGGCAATCGAGGACATCACCATCTCGATGAAAGCCCAGGATCATATCAGGATGCCTGAGCTGGTAGCCAATGAGTACCGTGTCACTCTCAGCGGGGATGAGCGTAAAACCTATGAGAAGCTTCGGAAGGATCTGGTCCTCGATGCCTCCGGAGGTCAGGTGACCGCGGCCAATGCTGCGAGCCTCTCGGGCAAGCTGCTGCAGCTGGCAAACGGCGCGGTATACACTGATGAAGGTACAATTATCAGTATCCATGATCGCAAGCTTGATGCATTGGAGGATCTCATCGAAGCTGCCAACGGACAAAGCGTGTTGGTGGCCTATTGGTTCAAGCATGACCTGGCGCGGATCACGGAGAGATTGGAGAATCTGGGGGTATCGTTTTCAGCCCTAGACTCCAGTGAGAGCATTCGGATATGGAACGAGGGGAACCTCCCGGTTGGGTTGATCCACCCCGCATCAGCCGGGCATGGGCTCAACCTTCAAGGCGGTGGCAACTGCCTGATCTGGTTCGGCTTGACGTGGAGCCTTGAGCTCTACCAGCAGACAGTGGCACGCCTCTGGCGTCAGGGGCAAACATCCGAGACCGTAGTGGTCCAGCATATCATCACCGGGAAGACCATTGATGAGCGAATCATGAAGGTCCTTTCGGGCAAAGCACACACCCAGGATGCCCTCATCGAAGCGGTGAAGGCCGAGCTTTGCGGAGGTGTTAGATGACCGAGGCGAGCATGAGACATCTAGCGGCTGCGATCGTTGAACGTGCCCTCTCCGACTGGCACAAGGCGGTATCCCAACTGGAGGACAACCCCGATTACGTATATGCATGGGCAGACAAGGACGAGATCGAACGGTTCTTCGAAAGCGAGTGGTTTGAGCTCCTGTGCGAGATCAATCCCGACTTCACCAAGATTCACCTACAGGAGGCAAGCGCATGAACGCAAAGGAATATCTATCGCAGGCATGGTATCTGGATAAGCGCATCAGGACCAAGGAGCGCCAGCTCGATTGGCTTCGAAGCCATGCCGTCTATGTCTCCCCCAAACTCACCGAGGTGCCCAAGGCTCCATCGATCCGACGTTCCCCTGTTGAAGAGGCAGTTGTGCGTATCACCGAGCTGGAGAATGAAATCAATACCAGCATCGCCCAGTTGATGCGGCTCAAGACTGAGATCGCCGATGTGATCCACAGAGTCAACAGCATGGAGTGTGAGACGCTGCTGGAGATGCGGTACCTCACCTTCCTTGCTTGGGACCAGATTGCTTCCCAGCTGAATTACAGCCAGGATTATATCTACCACCTGCATCGAAAGGCGCTGGCGTTGGTGAAAGTGCCGGGAATTTAGACGTAGATAAAACAGGAAAATGTCTTCACCCCCATTTTTATAAAATCATATTCACAATAAGTTGTAGCGATTTATATCATCTCTCTCTTTTGTTGCAATCGCTTCGGAATTAGAAATAATTTTAAGGTTAAAAGCGTCTATGGCGCTAGCATCTGAAATTTGTTTCTTAAAATATTGTTTGCTCCCATTGGGCGTAATCAGAAGGGCCAATTCTGGGGAAATTGGGAAATAGAACTGTAATTCTTTTGGGCTTTGTCCTGGAACAGCCAAATTATTGATTACTGGTTGGCTTCCAGTAATGTAGTGTACCTGAGACATGTTTTCAATCAACTGTATATCGCTTTGTTTTGTATTCATGGAATGGGATAACTTCAGGCCCAACAATATCTGCAATATTGGCCTAATGTTTCTCATATCGAATTGGGGAGTCGAGGAATTTTCAATAATTGAGCCTGTATCAGAGGTTCTGAAGTATTGGACACATACGTAACTCGTAAGATCCCGCATATCATCAGAATCGATAGTTTCATTGTTTAGAATTTTAGTGATAATAGGCATCCCTGCTTCCTCGATTCCACAGTAGTATGATTCAATACTTTGCATAGATATGTCGCTAATTGATTCTAGACTATTGATTAAATCCACCTCGACTGGTCTTTTTAAACCTTTTATCACACCAAGGGAGGTAGAATAAAAAATTAAGAGATCAATGGAGTGTTGAAATAAATCCTTCTTTTGGTTTTCTACTTTTTTCCACTCTTTCAAGATGTCAGCCATACCATTGATTATGTCAGGTATAGTACTGATTGGTTTTTTTGAAACAAAACTTGATGCTACCGGTTCTCCTACCCAAGACAACAGGAAAATTCTCTCCTGATCATTGATAGACATAAGCTTATAATAAGCTCTCCTCAAGAATGCGTTTGGAGTACCAGTAAGAAATTGTTTCCGATCTTCTTTTCGATATATCCAAAGTTGATGGTTTGCATTGCACCACGCTTCAAGATATTTTTGTTGTACCTGATGCTGCCGAACAGTTGGATTGAATTTAATCGGCATAAGGCCTCCTTGTAGCTATCATGATAAAGTCGGTTTGTACACTAAATTCAGTTTTGTTAACACAATAACATATTTCACATACTAAATTCTTCATATTATCTTCATTAGCTATGTGAAATATCAAGAAACAACTATTTTACTCAGTTTGAGTTCCAAGCAACTCTATACTCAGCCGAAGCTAATTGAGAACCCGAATAATTCTTGAGAGCTTTCTTTTTCCCGTAGGAGAACTAGAATATGCCAGCATTACAGGTACTCCAGTGTTCGGACTGGGTAAAAGCATAATTCTTGAAACCCCATAATGGGTATGGTAAGTTTATATTTAATAGAGGTGGAAATGAAGAAGACACATATCCCGATAATTACTCTCATTTTATTTGTTGCCATGTTTGTTTCTTGCGAAACCTTAGCCCTTGAAGGCAATGGGTCATCAACCAGTACAGACGGCTATTCAACGAAACAGAAGGAGAATCCCGAATCGAAATTCATAGGCACTTGGGTGTATTCTGACAAGAATTTCGGCGAAACAACAAAAAAGCTTGGGATAAAGGGCTGGCCTTCTGATTCGAGATATGAATTCTCCTTATCGTTCGGGCTAGATGGCACAGGCACTTTATCCAGAATCACCTCTGCCTACGGTAGCGAAACAGAAGAGAAACAAGAATTCATTTGGTACATAGATACATCCTATGACAAGCGCGTTTATGCTGTCATGCGGGATAATACCGCTGAAAGCTATACCCTTCTCTACGAGAATGACTTGTTCCTGACAATGAATACCACGGATTTAGGAACGATGTTCTTTGCGAAGAAGCAGCAAGGAGAAATCCAGCAATAACACCTTGCTACCAATCGTTAAAATATCAGAAAATAACAGTTGTGCTCAGTTCGCCTTTCACGCTACTGTACACTCAGACAAGTCCATACAGAGCTCGGGAAATCCTCCCGGGCTTTCTTTTTGCCCGAAGGAGTACCACTCATGCCCTACAAGCCCAAGCGACCGTGCAGCCATCCGGGTTGTCCCAATCTCACTGAAGGACGGTACTGCGAGGAGCATGCGAAAGAGGCTGCGAGAACCTACGAACGCCATCAACGGGATCCAGGAACCAGCAGACGATATGGACCGGCTTGGAGAAAGGCTCGCAGTAAGTTCCTAGTCGAGCACCCTTTTTGCGAGCTGTGTCGCAGTCAGGGAAGACTTATACAAGCAACGGTTGTCCATCACATCACTGCCACCAGATATGGCGGTACTGATGACGATGAGAATCTCATGGCGCTATGCCAACGGTGCCACTCGGCCCTCCACGGGCGCCAGAGAGATAGATGGAACGTTAAAAGGTAACTATTTGTGGTGTCTACCCTAGGGGTATCTGAATCTCTACACCATATGTAGCGTACAACGGGCAGGGGCAATCACGCGTAAAAATTGGAATTCAAACGGGGGATTGACCCCCTCATCATACGAAGGCGGTGCGACATGGCAAAAGACGGTACCAACCGTGGCGGTGCCCGCGTCGGTGCAGGGCGCAAGCCCAAGGCTCTCTCAGAGAAAATCCACGAAGGCAAAGCTGCCAGCGTGGTGCAGTTGCCCGAGGCTCCCGAGCTCGAAGGCGCACATATGCCACCGGTCAAATATTACATGACGGTGACCCAGAAGAGTGGTATCGAGCTCGATGCTGAAGAGGTATTCCAGGAGACATGGGATTGGCTCAAGACCATGCGCTGTGAGAATTTAGTCAGCAGCCAGATCATCCACCAGTATGCAATGGCAGTGGCCAGGTGGATCCAGTGCGAAATGGCGGTCAGCGAATACGGCTTTCTCGCAAAGCACCCGACCACCGGGGCGGCGATCGCTTCTCCGTATGTGGCGATGAGCCGTGAATACATGAAGCAAACCAACCAGATCTGGTATCAGATCTTCCAGATCGTGAAGGAGAACAATGCCACTTCATACCAAGGAGCGAACCCTCAGGATGACCTGATGGAACGGCTACTCACTTCTAGGCGTAGCCGCTAGGAAATCAAACAATCAAAGGAATTCAAACATGAAGAACTACCTCACATCCGAGAGTGTCTGCTGCGGACATCCAGATAAGCTGTGCGACTACATCGCCGACTCGATTCTTGATGCTTGCCTTTCCATCGACGAGTACTCGCGCGTGGCTTGCGAGGTCATGGCGACCAAGGGCAGGATCATCGTCGCTGGTGAGATCACCAGCCGCACCAAGGTCAACATACGCCAAATCGTACGGACCGCCCTTGCCGAGCGTGGCTACAATCCCAAGGAATTCACCATCAGCGTGTTCCTCCACAACCAGAGTTCGGACATTGCAGGCGGCGTCGATACAGCCCTAGAGATCAGGGATGCCGAGGGTAATCAGGACGAACTAGGAGCCGGGGATCAGGGCACGGTGTATGGCTATGCAACCGACGAGACGCCTACATTCCTCCCGCTACCGCTCGAGCTTTCCCATCGCATCTGCCGCACCCTGGATGAGCAGCGCAAGAACGGCACTATCATGGGAATCCGTAGCGACGGTAAAGCCCAGGTCTCGGTAGAGTACGAGGATGGTAAGCCTACACGCGTGGCTGCGATCATCGTCTCGGTCCAGCATGATCGTGACAAGAACTTGGATACCCTCAAGGGAGAAATCATCAAACAGGTGCTCTACCCTGCTTGTAGCGATTTCCCTCTCGATGCGCACACCCGCATCCTTATCAATCCATCGGGTCGGTTCGTCGAGGGAGGTCCTGCAGCCGACACTGGCCTGACAGGTCGCAAGATCATGGTCGACACCTACGGGGGTCTGGCACTCCACGGAGGAGGCGCCTTCAGCGGTAAGGATGCGACCAAAGTGGACCGAAGCGGTGCCTACATGGCACGCATGATCGCCAAGAACATCATCTCAGCCGGTCTTGCCAAACGCTGCGGGGTAGCAATCTCGTATGCAATCGGAAAGGCTGAACCTGTCGCGATACATGTACACACCTTCTCCACCGGCAAGGTGGACGATGAAAAGCTCGCCGAGGCGGTTCGCACAATCTTCAGCCTCAAGCCGAAGGACATCATCGAGGAGTTGGGGCTGCGCAGTCCCATATACAACCTTACCTCCTGCTATGGCCATTTCGGCAATGCGCTGTTTGCATGGGAACAGGTGAGCGAACGGTATATAGAGGCGCTCAGGAACGAACTGGAACAGCACGACTAAAAGGAAACACACCATGAGAATCCAGAAAATGAACCTGTCGGAGCTGAATCCGGCAACATACAATCCACGCAAAGCGCTCAAAAGCGGAGATCCTGAGTATGAGAAACTCAAGCGATC